TGGGGTGGAAACCACTCTTCTCTGATGTCGATAATGCCGCGAAAGCTATAGCGGACTATGTGGTCAAACAACCACCTGATGTCTGCCGAGTGAAGGGTCGCGGGGGTATGCAACGTGAAGACGTTAGCATTATTCCCGCATCCGGTCCGTGGGCTGCCGGAAGATCGATACTTTCAACCGAAGTAAGCTGCGACATTGAAGTGTTCTACACTTTCAATAGTCGTCAGGTTGCCGCGGCTAAGAAGTTCGGTCTCTCGACGGTTTTGCCCACGCTCTGGGAGGTGACTCCTTTTTCATGGTGTGTCGATTACTTTATTGGAATCGGCACTTACCTAGAGGATATTTTCGCCTTCCAGGGTTTGGATTTTCACTCTGGTCGCACCTCGTACAAGATCACGCAGAAGCTTAGTCGGTCCCAGGATTCGCTCGGGTCACGGTACGATATGTACTATGACTATTGGGCGTCTCGTGGAACATGGCTAAGCGCCTACAAGACTGCGTCGGGGTACGTCTATAGCTCTGAAGTTTTCGGGTTCAAAAGGAGTCGCCTCACAGCGTTTCCTCGCGCCCGCGCGCCACAAGTGCGTGTTGACTTCTCTGGTGACAGAGGATTAACAAAACTTCTTAACTTACTGGCTCTGTTCGGCCAGTTTAACCCGAGCAACCGCTCGAAATCATCAACCTCAACTCTCAGGATCTGATAATGGCCGCAATTGCCAACATCGTTCTCAACGACGCACAGGCGACCCCTGTTGCTCACACCTTTGCTTTCGCATCGATGGAGAACCAGCGGGGCTCCGGCTCCGTTGTCTTCGAGGACCGCGTCGCAGGCATTTACATCGGTTACAACAAGCTCACGCTTGGGATTTCTCGCCCGAAAGGCGACGCCAAATCGGCGACTCGAAATCTGCAACTGATGATTAAGATCGAAACTCCGAAGCTTGAAGTGGTGTCTAACAACACCATTAACGGCATCGCCCCGGCCCCGACGGTTTCATACCGTCCGGTCGCGGAGATCCGTGTCACAGTACCGGAGCGTTCCCAACTGCAGGACCGAAAGGACCTGCAGAAATATCTGAAGGAGGCACTTAATAATGCCTTCGTCTCGGATATTTTCGAGAAGTTCGAGCTGCCCTACTAAAAGGGTTTCGCTCGACCTTCGGGTCGGATCTTAAGGAGCTTTTATGCGCACGCGTAAATCTTTGAAGTGCCGCACGGCACTCGATGCACTTTCCCTAGCACGGTCGATATGGCAGGCCCTCGACACCCCACGCTCAACGGCGCTCCTGATCGCGGATAAATACCGCGACCACGATGCGATCGTTAAGCTTAAGGACGTCGATCCTGCCCTTTACGACTGCCCCCTGACCTTCTATAAGGACTACCTCGCGTCGAAATACGTGTCGAAGAGCGTTGAGCTCAAAACACGTATCGATCGTAAGGCTGTCGCATACAAGAAGTTCCAAGAGGCTGAGAGAAGCTGCTTCGTCACTAACACCTTCTTCCGAGAGATTGCACATGGCAACATCTCCATGTTGCCACACGTTGAGCGCGTCTTTCAACGCGCGCGTGAAATTGTGTGCAATATACTCGGACCGGTGCCAAGTTACGAGCAGCTCGACCCAGCCTTCGGACCAGGGGCATGCTTTGGGATACGGGGGGATACCTCCGTATATAAAAAGGTTACTTCTAACCCAGAGTGCACCTACGCAATGGCTCCTACCCTCTCAGATCTTCTATCTGAGTTTCCAGCTTGGTTCAGCGACTCAGTCGCCAATATCGAGCTGGTTAACGGTAGCGAGCTCACGTTCGTCCCGAAAGACGCCTCTACTGACAGGGCTATTTGCATTGAGCCGCTTTTAAACAGCTTCATGCAAAAGGGGATTGGTGCTCACATTCGTAGTCGCTTGAAGCGACACGGTGTGGACATCAATGATCAGTCTATTAACCAGAGGTTGGCCCAAAAGGCTTACTTCTCAGGGTTATCGACGATCGATCTCTCCTCGGCGAGTGACACGATTTCGTATCACTTCATCATGGAGATGGTCCCTATCGACTGGTTCGACTTTCTCGATACCTTTCGATGCCCAAATTACCTATACGAAGGAACCTGGAATCGCTTCCAGAAATTCTCTAGCATGGGTAATGCCTACACGTTTGAGCTTGAGACCCTAATCTTCTACGCAGTCGCAGTTGCGACATGCAGGGAGCTCAGGATCTCTTACTCCACGCAGGGTAACCTGCACGTGTACGGGGATGACATAATCGTTCCCCGGGAGGCGTACGACCTTCTAACCGAGGTCTTGTCGGTTTGCGGCTTTTCCGTGAATGCATCTAAGTCCTACAAGGACGGATGCTTCTATGAGAGCTGCGGATCTGACTTCTTTCAGGGTCTACCTGTGCGTCCCATCTTCCTAAAAGAGAAGATCGGTCGCAGACTTGTGAGGGTTTTCTATGCAATCAACTCAATCCGAAGGATCCAAGCAAGGCTTGAGTCACTTCTCCGTGAGACTCGCGGACACGCACATGACCATCGTTCTGATGGTTGTTGGCGTGCTCTTAACGATCTTCACAGTCGGCTGGTTGCTAGGTTACCTCCACACCTCCGTCTTTATGGACCGGAGGGCTGCGGGGACGGCCACATCATCGCAGAGTTCGATGAAGCCTGTCCACAGCGATTCTCTGCAGAACCATCCTGGGAAGGATGGCAGTACAGAAGCGTCAGAGAGCAACCAGTAAAGGTTTCTCTAACTGACGTTCCGACGGCCTACGCCCTCTACTTCGCAAGAAGCAAGAGTGTGGACCCGGAATCGCTTCGTACGCGTCAGGGGAGACGTTATACGCTCGATAGAGCTAATGACCTCCTTTCTGATGAGTCAACTCACTCAGACCCAGGAAGTGGGTATGAGTTGAGGGGTAGAACGTATGTCGCCGTCAGCGAATCCTTCTGCGCAAGCAGTTGGGTTGGCTGGCGGACGACATACGACTTTCGTGGCACTACGGAGAGCGTCC